GGGGTATAAGGGTAACGTACTTCTTAAGAAAACAAATCAAAATATTGAGTTCTCGCAAGAAAGAGTTGCAGAATACCTCAAATGTCAGCAGGATCCGATTTATTTTGCTGAAACATATGTCAAAATTATTACACTGAACGACGGTCTTCAGAATTTCCATCCTTGGGATTATCAGAAGAACATGATCAATTCGTTCAAGGACAATCGTTACACTATTGTTACTACTGCTCGACAGGCAGGTAAGTCGACTACTACTTGTGCTTACATTCTTTGGTTCATTATTTTCCATCCGGATAAGACTGTTGCTCTGCTCGCGAATAAGGGCGATACGGCTCGAGAAATTCTCGGTCGTGTTCAGCTTGCTTATCAGCATCTGCCTAAATGGCTCCAGCAGGGTGTTGTTGAGTGGAATAAAGGTTACATCGAACTTGCAAATGGTTCAAAGATT